CAAAAGTAAATGGAAAAAAAGTAAATTCCAATGTGGAAAAACTGGATTATTTTTTAAAAAAGGGAATTATGAGTGAGGACAAATTAAAAAAATATACAGATGAAGAATATCCGGATAATTATGTTTATTATTTTAATGCTAATTTTCGCGTTAATTGGCGGGATGATTGAGGGTGTAAAGAAAGGATTGAAGAAATGAAAGATTATCAAAAGCGATTTGTAGATGAGTATCATGCTCTTAAAGACAAATATACAAAATTACATAAAATGGTTATTAAGTATGAAGCTGGAACACTTGATTTTGAGCCAAATTGTTCTCTAGAGTTGTTGAAACAGCAAAAAGCAGCTATGGGCCAGTATTTATACTGCTTGGAATTACGAGCAGAAATCGAAAACATCCAATTATAAAATAACTCATAGAGTATGCTTTTGGTATTTCCCGAGTGGGTCAGGTCGTACTGTCAGTCACTAGAAAATAAACGGTTTGGATAACACTTTACGACAAGTGCCTAAAAAAATTGCACACAATGCCGGGTTGCGTGTGTCATGCTCGCTAATATACCGTTTAGGTGAGCTTTTGTATTATATTTTTGGAGGAAAAAAGCATGTTAGAAAAAGCAAAACAATTAGCATCACAAGAATTTTCGCGTCTTTCGGATCGTGAAATCAAAGCGGAGGAATGCTTTATCGTCTGGTTTAGTAAAACCTTGCAGAATTGGAAGGCCCTTGTCAGCACGAATGCAATTTCATCAAACGAGAAGTGCGGTGACTATGCAGAAATTACTCATAACGGTGATAAGAAAGAAACTTATGTGGATGTATATGCTAAAGTTTCAAATCGCGCTATTAAAGACTAGGAGGCAATTTAACATCTTGACTTGCAGGAATAGACTGCTATAAACAGCTATAAATTACTATAAACCGTGTCGAATTCGATACGGTTTATATATTGTCCAAACCTTGCTGAAGACGTTAAAAGCTGTACTGTTTCGTCGCCGGACGTAAAACGAGATTATCGAGTGGCGACGTAATCGCTGGAGGACAATTATGTCAGAAGAAACTAACGCTACTGTATCAACTGAATCAACTGAGACTGTCGACACTCAAGAAACTGTTGATACAAAGCAAGAAGACAAGCATGAACGAACTTTTACGCGAGCAGATGTGGGAAAAATGGTATCTGCCGAAGTTGCAAAAGCTCGCAAGACTTGGGAATCAGAGCAAGAAGCAAAAGAAAGCGAAGCGAAAAAACTTGCGAAGATGAATGCTGATGAGAAGAAAGATTATCAGCTAAAACAACGCGAGCAAGAGCTAGCTACTCGTGAAGCTGAAATTACTCGCAAAGAACTGACCGCAGAAGCTAAAACGATGCTAAGTGAACGTGACTTACCAATTGAATTAGTAAATGTGGTGAATCTGACAGACGCTGATAGCGTATCTGAATCAATCAATGTTATTCAGAAAAGCTGGGAAGCAGCAGTTCAGAAAGGCGTTTCAGAACGTCTAAAAGGTGGTGCACCGATGAAAAGTGCACAACAAAACCAACAAGAAGAAGTCCCTAAATGGAAAAAGGACTTTTTAAGATAAAAAAGAAAATGAGGTAAAATTATATGGCATTTGAAAATTTAAATACAGCAGAATCTCGTAAACGCCATCTTGGAATTATCGAAGATGTCCTTGCTGTAAACTCTTATTCTGCACCGTTAGTGCTTTCTAACGACGCAGTTGAATTAAATGGTCGTTCGTTTACAGTAGCAAACGGTAATACTACACCGCTCAAAGACTATCGTCGTAACAAAGATAACGAATTCGACCACGTTGAAACAGAAGAACGTGTGTACACGCTCAACGAAGAAAAATATTGGGGCCGTTTCGTAGACAAGCTAGATGAACGCGATTCTAATGGTCAAGTTAATATTGATTATGTGATTGCTCGCCAAGCTGCAGAAGTCGTAGCTCCATATCTGGATGAATTGCGCTTCGGTGCTGCACTTGGTAACGTCAGCGATAACGTAGCAATGGGCAAAACAAAGGGTGATAACAATGCATACAATGCAGTTCTTGATGTATCTGAGAAATTGGATGAGTTGGGAATCACAAAAGACCGTTTGTTATTTGTAACACCTGCATTCTACAAAACGGTTAAATCCGAAATTGTTCGTTTGCCACAAGGGGACGCAGATAAACGAGTTCTTAGCAAAGGGTATGTCGGAGAATTAGATGACTTCACAGTTTATAAAGTTCCATCAAAATTCTTGCCAGGCGTAAATGCTTTAGCTTCCGCACCTGGTGTAGTTACTTCGCCACTACAAATTGATGATACTAAATACAACGACAATATCCCAGGTCGTTTCGGTGAATTGGTTGAACAGCTACTCTACACTGGCGCATACGTACTTCAGCATTTCCAAAAATACATTATCACGATTGCAGACAGCAAACCTGCAGCTAAAGCAGAAGCACAGGGCAAAATCGTGAATCGTGCAAAAAAATGGAAAAATGGCGCAGATTACAAAGAAGGTGATACAGTAACGTATGAAGACAAAGTCTATGTTGCAGTTAAGGATATCACCAACTCAGAAACTTCTCCAGACACAGACACAACCAACTGGAAAATTAAAAAATGAGGTTTGAACTATGAAAGTCAGAGTAAAACAGGCTTTTAATGACTGGCAAACGAATGTGCGACGACACGAAAATGAAATTTTTGAAATGACGGACGAGCGTTTTAATGAATTGTCGCATAATTTTAAAAGTGAGTTTTCGGTCAATATTGCAGACGTTGTCGAAATCATTGACGAAACACAAGCACAAGGAGACGAGACGACTCCTTATGACTAGGAGGTCTTATGGAACTTGAAGAATTAAAAAAATTGACTGGCGAGAGTGATGGTGAAATCCTCTCGCCTTTGCTTTTAAGGGCTGAAAATATCATCTTGACAGAGACCAATCGACAAAAGTTGACTCCAGCTTTAGAACGACTTCTACCAGAGTTGGTGCTGGAGTTGCTAAATCGTCAAGGAAGCGAAGGAGAACAATCTAGAAGTGAGGGCGGTGTGTCCGTCTCTTACGTAGACGGTATTTCTTCACATTTATTGGCAAGCATTCAAAATCATAGATTAGCGAGGGTCAGCGGTCGTGCGTTTGAAAAAGAATAGACTGAAATCATACAATCTCCGTAAATTCCAGGTCGTGAAAACGGACGAAGGAATAAAACGTGAGGGATATAGTGATAAAGTTGTCGAAATCAAAGTGGAGGTATGGCCAGCAAGTGGCGGCCTGCAAGCTGAACTCTACGGTGAACGCTTGAACTACATCATGAATGCCAATGTTGAGAAATCAACAGAGATTGCTGAAAAAGACGGTTTGTGCATTGATAATCCTAACCAAGTAACGCACCGGGTCATTTCTATCAAAACCTATTCAAATCACAAAGTGCTAGAATTGGAACAGATACGAAATGCAAGGAGCTAATGAGTTAATTCGTAAATTTCAGCGATTAGGGGGACAACACGCTTCTCAAATGGTACTTACTGCAGTTCATCAGGGGGCTAAATTTGTCCAAGCAGAAGCTAAACTTCGTGCCCCTGCTAATACTGGAGAACTTCGACAGAGTATTAAGACTCGTGCTAAACTAGAAGGTAATATAGCAGTTGGTGAAGTGTTTGTTAGTGTAGAACATGGGATATACGTTGAATTTGGAACAGGTCCGAAAGGAGCCGCCAATCATTCGGGGGTATCTCCTGAAATAAACGTCTCTTACCGTTCTACTCCGTGGTATGTCCACGAGAGTCAGATTGATGTAGGTCCGTACCATTTTGCAAAACGAGGAGAGTTTTATAAAATGTATGGCCAGCCGGCACAACCATATCTTTATCCTGCATTGAAAGACAATGAGAAGAAAGTGCAGAAAATCGTTGCCAATTATGTGAATAAAAAGATTGAGGAACTTGCAAGATGATAAATATTAAGCCTATTATTTACAAAGAATTGGAAAAGGTTGCGGAGAACGTAACCGATACCTATCCAGACGATTGGGAAAATTTCCCCGTCGTTATTTTTTTGGAAGAAGAAAATAAGCCGTACGAAATCTACGGCGACAAAGAACAAAAATCAAATATCAGATATAAAGTTGATATTTTCAACAATGACTCAACTAGTGCTTTAGCAATGAAGATTGATGAAATCTTTTCAAGTTTGGGACTTATGCGTACAAGTTCGCTTGACGTACCAGATCCAAGTCATTTACGACATAAGACGATGAGATTTGAAGGAATTGTTGACTTAAACTCTGAATTGGTTTTTAGACAGAGAATGGAAGGATAAAAAATATGTTAGCAAATGGAATTAAGCTAGAATTTAAAGAATCTGCTGGTAGCTTTACCGCTATCCCAGAACTTAAAGAAGTACCAGAAATGGGCGTCGACCCTGAAAAAGTAGAAAATACTA